CAGGGCCACGTTCGCACTTTGGACGTTCCCAGAGATTGAGGACCCCTGGATGTTCGAGAGGGTGTTTGCGAGAATGAGGGTCGAAGAGACAATACCGAACGCAAGGTTCGAGGCGTTGATGTTTGACAATAGGTTACCCAAGACTTGAACTGATGAAATATTTGAAAGAAATCCTCCGTCTCCATAAAACCTAGCCGCTGATACATTCCCTGATGCGATAACGTTCGTGGTCGTCACCGAGTTTGATACGACCAAGTTCGCAAGAGGTTGTGTGAATGACCCTCCTCCCTGGGGGGGCAGGCCGTTGGCGATCCCGTCCGAACAGGAGTCACACATCTAATTTAGAAGTAGAATTATTCTCCAGAGATTGGTCGGCGTCTTCCAAAAAATATGATGAAAAGACCTAAAATAAGAGCCGCAATCATCACGTACATCTTCTGGCGTTCACCAGAGTCCCAGGCGACCGGAGGAGGAAGGCTCGCGGGTCGGTCCGGCTCCTCTGGGACCACGATTGTTTCAAAACGAAGAAGGAACATGTTTCGGCCCATATCTTGCCCAATCAGCGTGTCGTAAAACAGGGAGCCATTCCCGGCATTTCTCCAAGAGATTGTCAGCCGATCTATACTATCTATGCGGGATGGGTACTCGGTGGAAATTTTGTAATTTTGTGAATAAAATTCATTGTTATAGACGAAGCTTGTGTTTGAAAATGTTGAGACGTTCGAGGCGAGGGACGTGGCCGCCTTGACTGGAACAAAGGCAAAGGCTCCCGAATAAGCATTCGAGTTGGGGACGGCCAGATTGTAAAGTGATGAAGTATTTTGCGAATTGGACGTTCCACCGGTCGCTGTGAGAGCCGAGGCGACCAGCGTCTGGGTCGACCGGAGCTCGGCTATATCCAAAGTCATATACTGCGAACTGAAGACGTTCGGCAACATGGCCGAGACGAGCTCAACCTTGCTGATGTTATGAATAGGCGTCGACAGAAACAGGGTATATGAATTTGAATTTGGAAAGAGAGTCTGATTACGGTTATTGGAGTCTACGTAGACAATGTAGTCCATTCTAAGATGTGTGGAGTTTATTTAGAGCAAAGGCTCGCCGCGGCGGTCAGGATACAGACACCTGTTCGGCTTTGAACAAGTAATCCGGAGGGTCAGGAACGTCGGGCCTCCCGTAAAGTTCGGCTGAGCTCCAGTCGATGTGTAAATATTCACAGTGAAATAAGGAATCTGACGGATCGGCTCGATGAAGGGAACTTCGACAGGGAAGTAGCTGTTGGTCGTAAAGATGGTCCGAACGGCGGCGGCCGAGTTCTCGATCGGAATGCAGACCATGGCACTGTTGAGCTGCCCGACATTCGAAACAGTAATCGTCGGCGTCTGGCCCACATTCGAACTAATTCCAGACACCTGGCTACTGTACTGGAGATACGTCTTGTCATTAAACTTTGACTTGAGTTCCTCAATATGAAGATAAAATGCCGAGGTGCCCGAGGAAATAGCAGCATTGGCATAGAAGCTGGCCGAGAGAAGTTCAGCCTTGATGACGTTTCGCAAAGGAATGTTCATGTAGCCGACGAAGCTCACGTTCGAGCTGGAACCGACTGAATCAACACGGATTGTGTAGATCTCCGTATCACACATTTCTAGTATGTACTGGGAATATTTTGGGGAGCGCCTCCCTACTTCTCAAGCAGGGATCCACCGACACCGTCTGCGATCATATAGTCGCGCATGTTGTCCTTGACGTACTCGCCCGAGTTGCACAGACCACCTGGGGTCAGGCCGCTGCTGTAATATGCGGCATCCTTCGACGGACCCGCCACGCAGTCCAGGGAAGACTTGATATCAAAGATGCTCTTGGGATCTGCGCTGACGTTGGGTCCGGACGTGATCACGAGGGGGGACGGCTCATAGGACGAGGTGGAGGAGGTGCGGCCGCCCTGGATCAGGATGACCAGGATAGCCAACAGAAGACCGATGATGGTTGCATGGATAACCATCTTACCAAACTTGAATGCCATTTGCTTTTTGTCAATATTTTTTCCAGGGCGGCCTGACCAAATTGCGTTAAAGCCAGCGAGCACTTTTCTACAAAACTGGTAGATGGAGTTTTCTTTTGATACGAATGAGGGCAAGTCTTTGTCTATGAATGACGATGAGACAAGGCTGCTGGATGAGATTTCATTTGCGGTCCCTGAGAGAAAGTCGGTTCCCCTGAAGGCAAAGCCGTCCCGTCCGAGCCCTTTTTCTAAGCGTGCCCCTGGGCCTCGGGAAGATTCTGTGAATGTTACTCCCGATGAGGGCCTGGATATGTTCATGAATCCTGGCAAGCGTACGGCTCCTCCCCCGCCTATGGCCGAGGAGTTTGATGGGGGTGAGGAGGAGGATGAGTTTGAGGAGGGTCAAGATGGACAGCCAGAGGGCTTTCAGGGAGCTGGGTCGAACACTCCATCCGAGGGCTACAAGACGATCGAGGACGAGAAGGCTGATCTTTTGAACAAGATTGCCCGTCTGAACAAGAAGGGTATCGCCTCCAGTCAGCGGTTGACCATTTATAGCGACATCGAGGAGATTCGCACAGAGTACAAGCGGATGACATATGGCATCGAGGTTGAGCGTTCCATTAAGTTTCAGCGCCGCATGCTCGTGGCTTGCGTGACCGGACTGGAGTTTCTCAACGACAAGTTTGATCCGTTCGATCTGGAGCTCAATGGCTGGTCTCAGAACTGTATGGAGAATGTCGAGGATTATGATGGAGTCTTTGAGGAACTCCACAACAAGTACAAGACCAAGATCCAGATGGCACCCGAGGTCAAGCTGATCATGATGGTTGGCGGTTCGGCGATGATGTTCCATCTGACGAACTCGATGTTCAAGGCGGCCGTTCCCGATATGACCAAGGTGATGCAGCAGAATCCGGGCCTTCAGCAGAATATGATGGATGCCGTGATGCGTAGCCAGGGTGCGGCCCCTCCCGCCCCAGGCCAGCGTGATATGAAGGGACCAGGCATGGACTTTGGTTCCCTGATGAACATGATGGGACCCCCCCAGGCAATCCAGACCCGCCCCGGACGCTCGGGCGAGACCGAGTCCGTCTCAGATATCGTGAGCATCGACGAGGGCGACCCGGACACGCGCGAGGTCAAGGTTGGAACCAAGAAGCGTGGGCCGAAGGGCAAGGGCAAGAAGGAGGTGACTCTCTAGGCCCGGTAAAAAATATAAACTAAAAATAGGGAATGGCACTATCATATGCACCATTCGAAGATAAGATGGCCGAAAAGCCACCAGCATATAGGCCGGAACCTCAGGTGAGACGACTCGTGGAACTCACCTCAGATAACACTGAGTGTAATTATATAGTTTTGGGTTTTGTTGCGAGCATCATCCTGATGGGAATCATGGATTCACTCAGGCGATAAAGACCAGTCGCGAAGCGACTGTGATACAGGGATCACAACTGCTACGCAGTTGGCCTTTTTACTTATTCACCGACGACTGATAGACGTCCGGCATCTGATACGATGAAGAACACGCGCATGCTTTCCGCGTCGCAATGTCAATCAGATCCTTCTCAATAGCAGCATTGATGCGGATCTGATCGGCCAGGGCTTGCTTAGTAATCTCTCCAGGAGCGAGGTCCATTTTCTATATGCTGAGAAAAAGTTTCAGGGACTTGGTGCGGTTATTATTTTGGGAGTCGGAACCTATTTCAGTATGAAGTAAACATACACTTCCCCTTTCCAAAAACTTCCACGGGCTTTTCTTCGTGAGATCCAGAGATTTCGAACCCACTCGCCTTATAGACGGTCATCCTCTTACGAGCCATAGAGTGAAAAACCGACCAGTGGTCCACGATATCATAAATCAGTGGGTTATTCAGTTTACCGGGAGTCTCTCGCATGATACGCCCGATAGCCTGCGTGATGTCCGACTTTGGACTTGCCAAGATGATCGTATCCAGGACTGGAATATCCAGACCCTCCTGGGCCATCGCAAATGTCCCTATGATGATGCGCTTCCGGGAGGACTCATCCAGCTGGGCCTCCTTGAGCCCGCCATAGTACAATCCGCTTAATTCTGTTCCTAAATTGGCTAGCAAAAACTGACAATGTTCCCTCCGGTCCGAGAGGATCAGGACCCTTCGGCCTCCCTCGGCCGCCTCCTTCGCAATTTTGATTATAAATTCATTCCTTGTGGAAAGGTCCGTAACATCAGTCACCATCTGGGCCATGTTGATTTTTCCGAATCGAGTGACCGGTGGGGATTCTTTGAAAGCTGGGTCCTTGTAGGCAATCACCTCGACCCTGGTTGTCTTCTGGTTCTCCCTCTGGACTCTGAAAAACTCTGGACCCAGGAACCAATAGAGGATACGGGTCAGACCATCCTTGCGCTCTGGAGTCGCGGTAAGTCCAAGGGTATACTTGGGGCAAAAACGAAACATGGCCTGCGAGAAGGCCGCCGCACCTATGTGGTGAGCCTCGTCCACAATTAAGAACCCAAATTGATCAAAGGTCCTGGAAGGCAAAGCGTCCTCGCCGCGGCTACATAGGGTCTGGATCATGGCAATCACAAAGTCCTTGTCGGTATCACAGATTCCCTGTTGGATACGACCTATGGTGGCACCCGGGCAGAACTGTTGGATGCGGTCTCGCCACTGGTTCGCAAGGAACTCTTTGTGGACCACTATGAGTGTCCGAAGTTTTAGATGTGCCGAAAAAGCCAGGGCCATGCATGTTTTCCCCTGTCCCGGGGCGAGGGACAATACACCACCTCCATGTTCCTCAAAGGCTCTGAGTCCGGCAGCGAAAGCTTCGGGTTGTCGTTCACGCAATTTTCCAACAAAATTGAGGTTCCCACAACCAACAGGAGGCTTTCTGGAATCTTGGGAGGGGGTGCCGAAACGCTCGAGAGCCCAGTACCTTGGAACAAGAAGTGGGGAATCCTTGGTGGGCCCGACCCGAAAGACTTTGAAGGATGGTGCCGGAATCCCAATGGCCTCATTGGTCACTGGACGAACAGTGAGTTCTCTTTTTATTTGAGGACAATTTTGGATCAAAATTCCGTTACGTGAAAGATTCATACTTAGATCTCGGCTATACTCTCTAAGATTAAATATTTTTCACCATTCCACATTTTATACCCAAACGTCACATCGACCTCATCGCCCTTTTGAAACTCCTGGACAGTCTTCAGGCCTTGGATATGACACATGACCCGGCCATAACGAAAAGGTATCTTGACTCTGGTCACTTTATTTTCAATCTTAAATTCAATGTACTTTCGCCCGTCCCAGTCGTAGTAAGGGGTCTCGACCACGGCTTTCATAAATTATATACTTTTTTCTTTCTTATATGTAATGAAGGCCCGCAGTATTATATTTATCCTGCTGGTAATTATAATTATAATCTTACTGTCGAGAATACGATCGAATTATATTAAAAACGGAATTGCTTTTTCAGCATGTGGAACTCCGGGAACTCAAGCCTGTACTCCGGGGGCACTTTACGCACCAAATGAAATTGGTCTCCCATGTCATGTGAAAAATGATACAGAAGGGTCTTTCAATGGTCACGTGACAGCTGATGCTCATGTGTGTGCTTTGAGAACTTCAACAGGTCCTATGCTCATTAAAATAGACGGAAAACGAGTTCCATATACGAAATCCTAAATTGCGCTGCCATTCCACCAAAAAATTGTAAATATCAATCAGAATGTCCCATTTCATTACGAGTCGAGAAGGATTTTTCATATTTAATAAGGAAAACGGCGAACTCTTAAAAATTATGGATGGCCACTTTTACGGTTTCGTCCGCAGAGGTCATAAAGTATTTATATTTGGGTTTGAAGGAAACAGAAAATCATCCATACCGACTGGATGTATATGGTCATTCTATTTTATGAAGAACAATTTCTCAAATTGGAAAAAAGAGGTGGATGGTCTTGATAATGGAAGTCATCATATGGTAATTTTTGAGGAATGTCTTTACATTATAGAAACCTATGTTCAGCGTCTTACAAAGTTTCGTATAGACGAAGATGATGATCTTATTCCCGAGAGTAGAGAACACCTTTATATTTGGGGAAAAGGCGTGAACAGTCACTATACAAAAGATCCATCCGAAAATGCAAACTATCTTCATATAAATTCAATGACAGTTCAAGATGGGCGCTTTTTCTTCATGAGCCCGAGTCTCAAGAATGATACAAAGTGTTCGGAGCCATCTCGTATTCAAGTATGGAATCCTATAAACTGGACGATGATAGATGAATATGAGCTAGGGCGATGGTTCTGTCATGACCTTGTATGTATTGGACATGAGATGTACTTTTGTGATGCCGAAAGTTCCGTATGTAAACTAAACTTAATAACACGTTCAGTCTCACAAGTTCTTAAACTCTATTCTACTCTTCAAGATCATGCAAGTTGTTGCCGAGGATTGTCAATTTCTGATAACGAGCAAATTTTCGCATCTTCAAAAACGGGAGATAATTGGTGTGGTATTTTCAATGATACTACAAAGTACAAGACAAAATTCACACAGCCTCCATCTGTTATTACACGTATTGACGGAAAGGACTTCAACAATCTTGATTCTTTTATGAGAAAATCTTATATTAGAACAAAAACACCGGAAAACCTTATTTTTTTTAGCAATATAATGGAACATGTGAACAACATCTACAGTTTAGCAAGTAACACATCCTTCTCTACCGACCAATACAATTCAGATACAGATGATAATCCTGTGACGTGTGAATACGAGAATGAACATAAAAGAGAAGTACCAACTGATTTGAGTGAATTTCTCAATCCAAATTTTGAAACTATTACAAATGTAGAAAAATATATAAAAAATAAGGAACGAGTTCACTTGGAAGGAAAATCATCTGAAATCGATGATATTATTTCAAACGGCGAATTTAACTTTCTTGGAGTATTGATACGGGACGGGTATTTTAACTGGTATCCCAGAGAACATGGCATGGGATGGCATAACGATTCTCTCCAGACATTGATAAACCCAAACTTCAACTTTAGGTTATATTTAATACGAACTTCGGGGCGATCATTTTTCTTATACCGTCACCCCTACACGTCGAAAATACACGCAGTTCACGATATAGATCAAACAATAAATATTTTTCATGTTCCTCTTGGGGGGTTTTGGCATGCGGTGAGTTCGACTGATGGAGAGAGATTATCCGTGGGTTGGAGAACAGGTATTCATGGCATGGACTATTTAGGATTACATGATTTTTCTCTAAGAATATAGAAGAGATGGCGCTTTATACAACTAAGCCGTTGAACCAGTCACAGGTTCAGGCCGCCGGGGTATCAATGACCTTTAATGAAGGTTGGTATAGTGGATGTCATGGTCAAGGTGGTGGCCATACCGTCGCAGATATGGGAACGAACGGATGTGGCACTACAGGCAATTGGAAGGCATGGCGCATGGACTGGCCTGCCTCTCCTACGATGTGTCCTCATCTTGGCACTGCTTCAAGTGCGGTGTATGTGAATGCTGGAGGTCAAACAATTTATGACGGAAATAGTGGGAATGGTGGCCCTGGAGCTGAAATAGTTTGTGGTTATTCATCTCTAAATGATACAAATATGTGGAGCAACGGGGTAAAACAGTTATTTCCCACGAATCAGTATCAGGTAGACTGGTGTAATGATTCTTCAAGGCAAGCGACCGAGCTTGAAACAAACCGAACAAACTGTATTAATGCATATGGAGGGGGGACCACAGCAACCCAGACATATCAATTAAAAGTACTTACGGCATGTCAGAAAAGTTCGATATCAGACTGGGCAACTGTAGCTCCATGTATGACTAATGTGACATCTATTATCCAGGAAGGATCGGGCAATTCTAATTATTCTACAGCTCAGAACATGGTATTTAATTATTGTAAACAAGGTGACACAGCGACTGGCCCAGGACCAAACCGCTCAAAACAGCTATGCGCGTGTATAAACGCTTATCAACTCGGATTCTATAACAAGACCAATCATAATCAGACAGCAAATTGTTTTACTTCCGGATATTCAAATTTGCCAGGATGCCAGGATGTGGTGAGAGCCACTCAAGACATAGTATCTCTCGGAAGCGCCACGCTCACAACTGAGTTCCAGACTATCATTAGTGATCAAGGAAAGTTTACTTCTTTTTGCCAAGACGCAATGATAAATGGTACGCCGGGTATTTTACCATATGAATCTTCGGCTGCCTTTGGGCAAGCCGCAATCATCACAAATATTTGTAAGATGAGTTCGGTACAGGGACTCGCACAAGATTCACCAGTTACTCAGAAGTGTAACATTACTAATAATATAAATATCGGAGGGCCTAGTAGTCCGGGTGGACCTTCGGGTGGACCGTCGGGTGGACCTTCTCCTTCCTCTCCCCCCCCCTCGTCTCTTCCAATCCCGGCCCTCGGTGACATTCTGGATACACCAGAGAAACAGTATGGGGGTATCGGTGGATGTATATGTATTATTCTCATGTGCTTCTTGGTCATTATTGTGTTGGCCATGGGTGGAGATGATGGAAACAATAGTGGTGGTCTTGCCGCATTGATTGCCGCTCAATCGGCGTCTGCTGGGTCCTGAAAGTCCTTGAGCGAAAAAGGAAAGATTTGAGGAAACATCCCGAGTTCAAGAACAAAGCAAGTGAATAGGCACTCTTTATCACTCATATCCATGTCGCGGATCCATATTTTGGGACCTGGATACTTTTCACGATAGTACGCCGGAACTTCATCACATGCCACGAGGCACGAATCAATGAGTATATGTCGTAATTCTCCCTGCCAGTAGTCATAACACTTGAGGCCAGAATTACGATATATATCTTGGACCACGTCACATGGTCTATTTTCAAAATAAGTCACAATGAGGGCCCGGGCAGGCTCCATTTTACTTATCACATTTTACTTTTTGCGAAATTTGCCCCAGTGTTTGCTGCCGTTTGGGCGGCATGCTGTCCGGCCGGGCTCATCATGAAGTAGAGGAGGGCGATGCAGCATACACAACACATGATAGCGCATGCGACATAGGCCATCCCAACAGGTCCCGTAATGGAACCGATGATGCTCGACAGGGCCTTGCCCATAGAATCGATTACATCATTCAGACCCTGATTATGCTGACTCGCCACCTGGTCGGCGTGACTCACGACGGCCGAAATGGTCGAATCCGAGAGAAGAGCCGCCTGAATGTTGGTCAGGATGTTTTGAGATATAATATTTGAGACGATAGTCTGGTTCATAGTAATCGGAGAATTTTTACAGAAAGCCATGGTGAGTGTAGCCGTCTGCACGTCGTATGAGTCGGTCGCAATCTTTTGAATATTGTTCGTGGTGACGGACTGATCAATAACCTCATTAATTTTGTTCGAAATATAGTTCAACGCATTTGTGGAATTACCGCCAGTCGCGGCTGCGAATCCATTGACCATGGATGCGTTCTGAGTCAGGCTGCTCTGGAGACTTTGCTGGAGCTCATTCTTAAGAGTCTGTGTCGAGGTATTATCTATCTGACTTTTAATAGTCACGCTGTTTGTGATGCTTTGGTTGGTCGTTATAGGACATCCATCCGCATCTGTTATATTGATTGTAATGGCCTGAATGTTATTCACATGTGTGTCAGTCGTAAGAATGTTATTAGTCACAAAGTTTTGAGTCAGGGACATATTTGTCTCATTCTTAACGATATTCGTGGTCGAAGCAGAATTCCCCATATTAACATAGTATAAGATTTATATTTTCAACTGGTAGCCGGCGACGTGCTGGGACGTGTCGCGGCAGAGCTCACTATATTTCCAAGCTCATATATAGTCGAACCTGTCGGACAGCCCGACACGAGCTTTGTAGAAGACTGTCCCCACAATTTACAGCCTGATGGGCCGAATTCTATAAATGTACACGCCGCATTTGACTTACAATAGTTTGCACAATCCTGTTGTGTAGCGTTGGTTACTGTCGACGCAACCTGACCACCGCTCCCGCACTGTCCTGAAATACCTTGTTTAAAAGTCTTATTCGGGGTTTTATTTGTAAGTTGAAAATAGTTCCACCCGGTATTCGTAAAACCATATGTATCACTAATGTTGCTGTTCAATAGATCGCACGTTTGACCGTCCGAGTGAATCTGAAATCCGTAACATGTCCCGCCTGAACCAGAACAGGTCGACATACATGTCCATGGGTCGAGTGAGAGTGTCTGTAAAATTGTCTTTGAATCATATCCGATCTGCGTATTCCATACGTTCGTATACTGAGGTCCCTTATTTAAAGCCTTCTGCTGTTGCATGAGCTCTCTCGCAATCTCATCCGAAACGAGTGCAGCCTGCTGGGGTGGTTCCTTATTTATTATAGAATAGGCGACACCTAAAAGTCCAGCGAGCACTATACAGACGGCACATACAATGAGTAAAATGGTTGTGAAATCCATATCTAACTTGTATTATCTCGGAAAATTTTTAAAGTTCCATACACTCGTTGAAGTCGATGAGGTTGTTCGGTTCGTAGGTGGTGTATTGTATTGATTACAATTCCCTTGATTATCAAAAGTGGCCATCACACATGTTCCATCTCGCGAACATGCCTGTGGGCACGCGATACTTAAAGGATATTGCTTTTTTACATAACTCGTATTTCCCGTCCAAGTCGTGCCATCCCGGGCCGGAGTAAAACCTTTACACGTCACAAGACTTCCGGACTGAAGACCACATCTACAATTCACTGCCGCCCCGTCCGTATAAGGAACGCACCGGTTCCCTCCAGAATCAACATCGGGAAAGTGTTGCGCTATAAAATCTTTCCTTTGATAGCACTGGTTCGCGCCCATCATCGTGATTGACTGACACCATGAGTTCGAGACACACGCATTCTGACACTGGGCGAGACCGCTGACCGTCACAACGTTTGACATTTGCCCGCTGCCCTTATCGATACGATCGAGTCCCGCATCAAACCCGGTCCCATACCCATCAAAGTTTACAAACCAGTCCTGATCATGCGTCGGCGCAGTAGTTAATTGGTAATTAGGCGAGAGATACCACGTAGTGTCTGCGGTTTCGGAATAACTATAATTTCCCTCTTTGATAAACTGGGCCGGACTATTAGGATCTATGTATGTGTCTCCTGTTTGCGTAGAGTCTAATCCTATGATTGCCGGATATAGGAGAGCATTGGACCCAGTAATTGAAAATCCTTTACAGATCGCATGATTCGTCTGGCAATTTGAAAGAACATCACCAATTCCGCCACTGTTAGACGATAGCGAGGGAGCCATGGGAAAAGTTATGTTTTGATATGGAACGTGAAGGTATTTAACAGCTCCGATATCACCAGACGCATATATAGTCGAACCCTTACTCCGTTCGAGAATACTCACGTTATTGTAGAGCTGGCACCCATTATCGTTCGAAAACCCCGTACAGTTTGGGGTAGAACCGCAGAGAGAGTTACATTCATCGACAGATTTCCCCTGTACTACCTGACCAATCTTTGCCCCAGACGCGACGGAAAAGTCGGTGTATTTATTGAAAGAATATGGGTTGTCGGATGATGTTGATCCACCGCCGACAAGTGGGACTGTGGGTTTATCGAACTTGAAATTTTTAAGCGCATCAGCGATGGCCGATGCTGAGAAAATCGATCCCGGTGATCCGCCGTTTAATGCGACTAGAATGGCCGCTACACATGAAATGACACAACATAACAAACCAATAATTACGAATATAGTTCCGTCATCACCCATCTATTAGTTCTTTATAAAAATTTTAGAGCCTGTTTTGTTTGCCGCTATACCTTCGGGAATAGCAAACCATGGGTTCGGTTTGCTGGTAGACTTGAGACACCATAATTTACCATACTGATTCCATACACTAAACCCTTGACACGTAAAGTCGGCATCACAATTGAGGTAACAGTTTTGTTCGAGTCCGGGTGTGAATGCCTTACCCTGTAAATTAAATGGAACACGACCTTCGGCGACTTCTGTAAACCCGTCATATATTCCAGTGTGTGAATTTGGAACTGGAAATGCGAGCCCTCCAGCCACAAGTGATGAACAACAACACATCACCAAGCATGTGATAAGTACGGCTTGCGCCATCTAAAGAATACGAGTATTTTATTAGTAATGAAGCTCGTTTTCTGTCTCCCTGGCAAATCCTATGATCGTCAGTTCCTTCTGGCCTGGTCTGATCTCCTGATGCAGGCTTCTGCAAAAGGGCATCAGGTTATGATTTCGCAGCAGTATTCATCCGTCGTACACTTTGCGCGTGCCAAGTGCCTCGGCGGGGATGTTCTTAAGGGTCCCGACCAAAAGCCCTTCCAGGGGGCTGTCGAGTACGACGCCATGATGTGGATCGACTCGGACGTGGTCTTCAAGCCTGAGGACTTTTTCAATCTCCTGGAGAGCCCCCATGATGTTACGGCCGGCCTCTATATGATGGAGGATCTTCAGCACTTTGCGACCGTCTCCGAGTGGAAAGAGGACTTTTTCACCAAGACTGGATCTTTCAAGTTTATGCGCCCCGAGGACATCGAGGGAGCCCCACAGTATAAGCCGGTCGCCTACACCGGTATGGGCTGGATGCTGATCCGTAAGGGTGTCGTCGAGTCTCTCAAGTACCCGTGGTTCCACTCAGAGCTACAGAACGTGGGTGGACTGATCGACATGAATTCGGAGGATGTTTCATTCTGTCGGGCGATCCAGGCGGCCGGCCATCAGGTCTATATCGATACCAAGATTCGCGTCGGACACCAGAAGTTGTTGGTGATCTAGGATGCCGGAGAGTTAGACGGCGACGGGGACGGATTGGATGTTCTGTATTGGACGCTTAAGTTTGGATAATTTAAACAGGTCAAATCCGACGGGGGGGTAAGAGTTCCAAATGTCGATGGATCAATAGGAACTGAGCACGTGTTTTTGCCGACACACGCAGTCGAAATCAAACTCTTCACATTCGCATCTGGATATAAGGTACACGATCCGTCTGTGTATTGACCACATACACCCGTCGAGTTTCCAAAATTTGCGAAATCAATCTTAGAAATATTAGTTCCGGTGGGTGCCGTAATTGTAAGCGATGACCCGGGAGATGGGGATGGATATACGCTGACAGCTTTTTCGGCGCATAGAGGGCCTGACATACCATCGGCTGAGTTAGAAGACCACGCTGGACCTGGTGCTGGAGATTCGCCCATAATGCTGCTTACTTTCATACCGAAAAATATAGAAAATAGACACAAAAGAATCACTATAAAAATACCGGAGATGACCATTCCCATCTGTTTAGTTCCAGGGTCCATATAACTTATATTTATAAAATAAATTCAGCCTTCAATTCGTCAATAGAATGATAATACCGCGCGAGATCTTTCTTGAACCGCGCATCCTGCTTCGCGCTGGTCTTGACCAACCAAGCAAGATTCGCCTTGCTGTACTTTGTCCGAATCTGATTGTCTGTGGGCTTTCTCGGGACCACCTTCTTAGGCTTTACAGTTTTTTCTTCCGGTCGCTTATCGATAAATGAAAGGGCCTGCATAACTGTATCGGCCAGATCGTCCTTCTTCTTGTGAGAGTCGAAAAACTTCACGAGTTCCTTGTTCGGTCCGTCGCCCGCGATAAACTCTCTGGCTCGCTCGATCGACGCTTTCTTGCGCTTGGCATACATTGCCTTGCCCGGCCCGGCGCAGTCTGGGATCTTGTGCCGAGCATCCCAGATGACTACCTCGCGCTCACCCTCCGAGGCCAAAAAGTACGTGTGAAGCAAATTCTCAATCGCCTTCATACTCCTGTTTTTATCGGGCTGCTTCTCGATGACGACCGTCTTGGCCTCCAGGACCCACGGCTTCTCCTTGAGATGCCGAACCATACATGGAAAGATTCCATCCGCGTGAAGTGGAGGGACACCGGATACATCCCACTGATGAATCTTTTTTGTCGTTGGATGAATCAAACACATTGCCAAGTTCTTAATTCCACAGTCGATTGACAGAATCATATATTAATAAAGACTATCAGTTTTTAAGTTTATATGGACCAAGGTCTGCTTTGTTTCTGGTGCGTTCACCCCCTTCCGCAGCTCCCCTGTCTTCACTTACCCGTCAAGTACAATGACAGAACGAAAGTTTTTGGAACGATCGGGAACTTTTGCTCGTGGCCATGCGCCAAGGCATATGCGATCAACATGGGAACATCACGGGCCGGAGAGATTCAGTCATTCTTGGCCCTCATGAGAATGCAGACATTCGGGAAGCATGTGCCCTTGTGGTCCGCACCGAAGAGGGAGGCTTTGGCCTGCTTCGGTGGAACCATGACGATCGAAGAGTTTAGGACATACGGAGGTCGCGTCGAACCTCCGAGAGTCCATTATCCTTTCGAAAAGGTGTATGTTGTAGAAATTGGAACGATTGGTGGAGGAACGTCAAGTTCATCAACGACGACGGGTACCGCGCACTCACTCTCTGGAACTGGAAGTCGTCTGAAAGCTATCGAAAATTCATCCGCGGAGGGAGATACCCTCAGACTCAAGAGAAATAAGCCACTCGTGCGGGCCGAATCAAAGCTAGAAAGTGTATTGGGTATTAAACGCCGGGAGAAACTTCCGGGATCGGAGTCATAGAGACCTGCGCATTTCCCATAGCCATCATGGGACTTGGTGCTGAGCTCATGGCCATCATGGGACTTGGTGCTGAGCTCATGTCCATCATGGGACTTGGTGCTGAGCTCATGTCCATCATGGGACTTGGTGCTGAGCTCATGTCCATCATGGGACTTGGTGCTGAGCTCATGGGTCCCGAGTTGACGGTCGGGGGCATAACCATCGTGGCAACAGAACCAGAATCCATAACACTGTCTGAAACGACCCGAGTCTCGAGACCCACGCCGATAAGGGCTTCATCTAATGGCGAAGGATTGACTGTTGGCCCACTCTTATAGTACGACCGACCCGGGATATATGTAGAGTCTGTCTGGACTCGTGCGAATTTAAGAATAAAATAGGCAATCACCAATCCAAGGGTGACAGTCAGGATCCACATTCTTATAAGATGGGAAGAAAAAATTCATGTCTTCAGCCAGCCACGAAAGAGAGAGTACAGACATTTTTCATAAATAAAAGAAATGGATCACCCCCTCAGAGACTATACTCGCTCGCAGTTCGAGAGCCACCTGTCCAGCGGTGTACTCGCACGAAACTGCGAGAGGTCCGTCCTGAACTGGGCGGTCAAGAAGTTTCCCAAGTACCAGGCCTCATGGGACAATTCTAGATTCAAATTCGTTTATAAGCACAAGGTTCATACCCTCCTGGCTGAGTTCAAGAGATCTCCAACAAAAATCAAGGTTGGTCTATCAGTCGTGGATGGCTGGGTCCGCATGAAGTTTGAATTTGTTCCCCAGTTGCCCTATAGGCTCAAGACAAAGGAGCTCGAGTCGTCCAAGATTGCCTTGTATAGCCCGGACATCCTGTGGCCGAGCGGACCCTACTCTGACACAATTTTCAAGGCGCGCGAGAAAGACCTCGCAATGGAGGCTCGAAAAGTGGCGGAGGACCAGGACTATGTTGGGATCTTGATGTGCGGAAAATGCCGAAGCAACAAGGGGACGAGCTACTACCAGATGCAGACCAGAAGCGCGGACGAGCCCATGACAACCTTTGCTAGCTGTAAATGTGGCAACAGGTGGAAGTTCTAGATTATTTTATTTTGTAATAGTACCAAGAAAATGGCAAAGAAGGTTATGCTCAAGGCTCCCACAAAGTTCTTAAACTCTAAGCGTCGCGTCATCTACCGGACGGCGAACGGCAAGTACCTTGCCAAGTCCGAGAAGGGCACGATGATCTACAAGCCCAAGGCTCGTTTCGTGAAGAGCCCAGGCGGCACCGAGCGCGTGGTCTCCAACTCCAAGGCGTACGTGCCGACCGCCATCCGGCGTAAGGCGACGGCGGCGCGCAAGCCCCGTTCCAACCGCGGCAAGGCCCGCGCCGGCGTCAAGGCGGGTGCTCTGAAGGCTATGTTCAGCCCGAAGCCCCGTCGCGCCGTTGGTCGCCCCCGTAAGCACCTTGTCAGCCCTATGGCTGCCTATGGTCTGCCGGGCCTGTTCAAGTCCCCTATGTTGGGCCCCGTCCAGCGCCGTCACGTGGCCGTGATGGCCCGCAAGGAGCGCGCGGCCGCCAAGAAGGCCGCCAAGAAGAGCCCTCTGGCTCGCCTCATCGCCTCCCTGAATTAGGTGCGTGAAATGTAGATAAAAACACTTCACAAGAAATAAAACAATAGGATGTCACTGGTGCGCGTTTGGACGGACGTGGGCGCCCGCAAGCCCGTCGCCCTTCTCGCCAAGATTGTCGAGAAGGACGGTGTTATTTTTACAATTCGATATTTATCAGAGTGCGGCGACAAAATTTGGCGATATGAGGAAGATACATACGAGATTGACGATGATTCCATTGCTGAAAATCTCAACACAGAGCATGAGGATGAAATTGGCTTTTCTCCAGCCGAAGATGGGTTTGTGAAAGTCCTCACGGTCGAAGAGGACAATGACTACGTGCCGACCGATGAGGATGAAGATTCGACCGAGTCTGAGGAGGAGGACGAGGAGGAGGATGAGGAGGAGTTTGAGACCGAGGAGGAGGATGATGAGGAGATTGAGGAAGAAGAGGACTGAGGGCGAGGGACCCTTTTTTCTTCACTTATATCAAATGAACAAGCAGACCCTTCTATTTATTGCTCTGCTGCTTCTGGCCCTTTGGCTCATCTTCGGTCGCAAGACCTCTGGGTGCCTTCCTTGCGCGGCTGGTGCGCTCGTGGGCTAGATAAAAACACTGGGTCCAGTTTAACAAATGTCCATCACCTCGCGTTTTGTCAAGGTTTTCGATCCTACTAATGAGACTCATGTCAAGTGGTTCGCACACATGATGGAGCTGGCCGAGAATCTTAGCGCAGACAAGGCAATCACCCTCGTGGCCGAGATTAACCTGAACCCGATGAAGGTTGAGCTCGATCACCGGGACGCGCTCGACTGGCCCCACATTCATTTCTGCCTCTGCGCCGTGTATGCCAAGGCTGTGCTCAAGGGGCAGGCGTTTATCCCTCCTCCGAAGTAGCCAGTAGTTCCTCAAACCGTAACCTATAAAACTCATCGGGTGCATCGAACGTGAATGTATTTCCGGCGAGCGAAAATGTATCTCCATTTTTAGACACGATATCTTCGACCGAAATCATGTCTAACATATTCTTCGTACACTCCACCTTGAGCTCTTCAAACTCCCATATTTGGATATAGATGTGCTCGAGATCTCTGTCCCCTAATTGAGAGTTCGGAAGGAAAAGAGAATCAGACTGTGTGTCGGGCCATTCCTTGTTATTAATAAAATACGTCTCGACCATCTTCCCGATATGTAGGGCATCATCCCACCGCCTAAAACTTACGATCGATGTCCGTTTCATATCTGGCATTTTAAGGGTAAATGCATCGTTCGGTTTCGAGTGAAGCGTGAAATACCTTTCTGGGCGGTCTAAAGTCGGTCTGAGTGGACGATTGATAACCAAAGACATTCCTTATGTATAATATGAAAAAATATCTTTAGGTACATTAATGGGTAAGAGCAATACTGGCCTAATTATTGTTATAATGTTCATCTTTTTCATGTGTTTGTCAGCAGGTGGCGGTCTTTTATACTACTTTAGTAAAGGTAAATCGCCTGTACCTTCTAGTGGGTCTAGCACGACGTCACCAGGGTCGCCTTCCAGTTCGCCTTCGACCTCTGGTTCGCCTTCGACCTCTGGTTCGCCCTCGACCTCTGGATCGCCCTCTAACGGAGGTGGCAGCGGTGGAGGAGGTGGCAGCGGTGGAGGAGGTGGCAGCGGTGGAGGAGGTGGCAGCGGTGGAGGAGGTGGCAGCGGGACGACGTGTCCTGCCGGGCAAACTTCTAACCCAGCTATCGAGGGAGGCGCATGTACACTCTGTTCAGCTGGACAATCTTCTAACGGAGGTTTATGTACAAACTGTCCAGCTGGTCAATCTTCTGTTAAGGGAGGCTTATGTACAAACTGTCCAGCTGGAAAAACTTCTGTCGCTGGAGGCGTATGTACTAATGGCAATGTTGGTAATAAAATTTCCTTAAACAACATCCTCGAATCAATTTTTCAGGGGTAAGAGCAATACTGGCCTAATTATTAGTGTAGTGTTTGTCTTTTTCATGTGTTTATCAGCAGGTGGAGGTCTTTTATACTACTTTAGTAAAGGTAGTTCTCCAGCACCTTCTAGTGGGTCGCCTTCGACTCCTGGGTCGCCTTCGACTCCTGGGTCGCCCTCGACTTCATCTGGGTCGCCCTTGACTCCTGGGTCCCCGTGTCCTGCTGGGCAGCATCGTGACACAGGAGGCTCATGTACAAACTGCCCAACTAATGTTCTACCGTGTTCTGCCGGGCAGGAGCGGCGGCCACAAGGTTTCTGTGCTAACTGTCCAGCTGGGCAATCTTCTGTCGCAGGAGGCTCATGTACTAACTGTCCAGTTGGGCAAACTTCTTTTCCAGGAGGTTTATGTTTTACCCGTAGCACCCCAGTGACATGTACCTGGGATAGTTCACATTCGAGCCAGACTTGTGTATAGTGTCTAAAAAATTCGTGTCCTCCCTGAGTCATGGAGGGCAAGGACAAGTCTTCGCCCTCCCCAAACTTTCTCAGACAAGAGCAAGAACAATGGCATGCGAGTGCTCCGTGTGTTATTCGGACCTGCGTTCTTCCGCCTCCAAGCTCACGTGCGGACACAGCTTTTGCAATGGCTGTATCAAATCGTGGTACTTGAAGGGTGCTAATGGAACAGCCTGCCCTATGTGCCGGCGGCCCATCTACTTTTCGGGCTTTCACAAGGTCCGCGAGTCCTGGGACGATGAGGCCTGGGAGAACAAGTGTGCCGAGATCTATGGAGAGGCTCTCGATCAGGTGTTCGAGGAGGCCCAGGAGTTTGCTGACAGCCTTCCCCCCAAGTGGGGAGCCAGGATCTGGCGGGAGGTGATTGAGGATTTCAAGGATCTGGACAGAACCCTGCGGGCTCTGCGCGCCTACAATGCCCCCCTGGATGCGATCGAGGATGCCTTCTACCATGACGACTACTACAGCGACAGACACCTGAACAAGTGGGAATGGGACGATGAGCCGGCCAAGGAGTTCGCACTTCGCTACCCGGGAAAAGCAGGAGGAGAGGGGCGGTGTGGCGCGCGAGGAAGAGCACTCGAGGATGAGTGGGCAACCTTGAATTTTATTATAGAATTGTAATCAAGTACGGGCGATCCCCCCATTTTTGAGAGTAAATAGCCCCACAATAATGAGTCCTAGTCCTAGATATTGCTTCCACGAGTTCAAGCGCTCCCCGAATAGCAGGTAGGCCGCGGCCGTCTCGAGAATTGCCGAAACTCCATCCCACATCCCGTTCACATACATGACATTCCCGACCCGGAGGCTCCGTATGAGGTAATAAATCACACCTACGTAGCCCCCCAGACCTCCGATCCACCCTGTAAGACTTCCTGTCCGGGCGACGTTCTTGAAACCAAAGTCTCCGATGATCTCTGTCAGGGACATGAGCGTTATGTCTAGGAATGACATCTCTATGATGAGTACAGATAAAAAATATAAACTTTATTTTATTACAAATGGAGGCTATTGAGGCTGTTCTTGAGCTGGCAAAGGAGCGCGATCACATTGCTGAGGAGCTGGAGACTTACGAGGACTGGTTCGATTCCCTGGTCGGCCATCATGTGACGTTGACCGTCAAGTCTAAGAAGCACACGCGTTTCGTGGATTGCGTGGTGTCCGAGTTCGTGGAGGGAGAGGGCTGGGAGCTACAGAGCGAGGATGATGACACGGTGTATGTTATTACTTTTATTGATTTCGTGAAGGGCCTGGTCCAGGTTCATCCTTGAATATAATATATTTTGTTATACTAATGAAACAAGGTCTAGTCCTTGTCTTAGCAATCATATTTAGTATGTGCTTATGTTTGGGGGGTGGATTACTGTACTATTTTAGTCGCTCGACGCCCGGACCCGCCTCGACGCCCGGACCCGCCTCGACGCCCGGACCCTCCTCGACGCCCGGACCCGCCTCGACCTCAGGTTCCGATTTGACACCCGGAACCGCCTCGAGCCCTGCACCATATTCAGGTCCTTCGCATGCTCCAGTCCCTTCACCTTCACCTTCAGGATGTACACCTGATGGAATGAAACCCGTAAATCAATACGGGTCAGATTGTTGTTCTCAGCGCTATGTAGATAGCAATGGTAATTGTAATCTACCATGTATACCAGATGGACAACCCAACGGGCCAGGAGGGTGTTGTAATATTGCTTTAAATAATAATTGCGTGGGTTGTGTTCCAAACGGTCAACCGGCATATTTAAATTTACAGAGTTTTTGCTGCTCGCATTGGATAAATCCAGCAAACGGCAATTGTGAACCGAAACCAGTCGACTGTGTTTTAGGGGCCCAAATTTCTTCAGATAACGCATGCGCGACTGCTCCCTGTGGAACGAACCATTATCAGTATATTACTTATGCCGTCACAACTCCAGCACAAAATGGAGGAAGTTGTATCAATCCCAAACCCGTCGCCTGTCCTCCAAACCCGTGTCCTTTAATTGCTAGCACTCCTGGTGGATCTACTGCTGCGGGCGGAGGGAGGCTAGCATATGGTTCACGGTGTTATCATGATGCCGATTGTTTATCGGATTCTTGTACAGGGCATAGTTGTGATTAACCCATAGACTCGTGTAATTCCATGCAAAATTCATTCAACTTTGGCAAAATTTCATTCGCCCACAACTCATCGTCCCGGTCCACATCGTGACTTGCGACCTGGCTGTTGTACTGCTCCACAAGCCGAGCACGTACAAGACCCAGCATCTGTAGATAGACCTGAATCTGAATATTCTCATAATCGACCACGCGCTTGAACAGGCGGTTTGTCCGGTTCTTGATCTCGACCAGAGTTTTGGACCCATCCGGGCCGACCTCGATTCGATCAACCTTTCCGACAATCACAAAGTTGTTATCGTCTAGCTGACAAACCGGAATGGTGTGAAAGGCGTCATCGCGCTCCAGACGCACCCCAGTGTCCGCCACGACCTTGTCGGCCGTCTTGTCCTCCGTGCGAGTTCCATGGCTCGTGTAGACCTTTGAACGAATATGCTCGATTACCTCGGCCTTCTGGATCGCACTCAATTTTGTATCTAAATTCACCTTTTCCTGCGCCTCCGCAAACACCTTCTGGACCTCGGTCGACGAGGTCGTCTTAATGCTTACGGCCGAATCAAGGACGCGCTGGGCGTCCGCGGACATCTTGAGGGTCTCCTCGGCCTTGTCCTTCTTGGTCTGACCCTTGAAGGTTGCCGGACTGTACTTTTTCCACATCTCATTGAGGACATCCTGTCGTGGCTTATACTGGTTCCGGCCGATGATTGCCGCGACCTCGGAAGCTTTGAGAACGATACGGGTCATTTTGTAAATAAAAGTTTCTTTCCTCTATGTAGTATATGAAGGTCGTGGCTTGCTCTGGGCAAATACCCCGTCCTCTACGCCGCCGCACTCTCGTTCATCCCAGTCATATTAAGAAGGCAATTCATCATGCCAAAAACCTCTGCTACAACTACGAAAACACGCAAGAGTGCCGGATCGCATGGGAGTATGTCGAGGAGCTCTCGGCCGAAATGAATCGTCAAGTTGAGGAAAAGTCTTCGTGGCTCGATTCTCCAGAGATCTGAGCGACCACAGAACCTACGATGAACGGAAGGGTATGGCCTCCGTTCTTTTTAATTTTAATTCTTAATTGCTCCTTGAGGGCCTCACGGGCCTCTTCGACGATGCGGTCCATTTCTTCGTAGCACTCATCCTGGACCTCTGGAAACTTTTTTACATTTAATATCTGAACTGAACGCAATTTAGGGACAAACTTGTCAAGAACGGCGTTGATTTCAGGTTGGGACAGAAGCGCGCGGTACTTGTGTGAGCGGGTACGCAACTTGAGAAAGGAGAATTCCATTCTAAAATTAGTCAAGAGGAAAAATTCGTGTCCTCATTGGGCCAGTCCCGCCAAATCTCGTGAAGTTCATATATGGATCCGGTCGGCAAGCGTGATCAGAAGCGTCAGTCCGCCAAGAAGAACTCTGAGCGTTCTATCTATACGCAGAAGGCGGTCCGAGCGAAGGAGGCTCTTATAGCTAAAAAGCTCTCTTCTACTAACAAATGACGCATCCACCCGGAACCCTTTTCCTGTGTCGGTCTATCACATCTCTGTACGACAAGTCTGCTCTTTACCGCACGGTCTCAATGTATCAGTATGGAGACCGTCTTGAGACGCAGCCGGACCCGCAGACGGTCTACGTCGTTTGTAAGGATGGGTCGGTCCAGTCTGTCACTGAACCTGATAAGCCCATCGGCTGGGAAATTGGCGACGGATGGTACCGCCCGACCCAGACTGGTTTTGGACCAATATTATGTGCTGTCAGTGTTATTGGACACGCAGATGTCATCCCGGATGGTCGGGGAAAAATTGGGTCCCAGGTCTGTTTTATGTACTCTCGGGAGGTTGCGTTTGATACAGAGTCGCAGGACGCGCAGATCACACACGAAGATGACGAAGACGACGAAGTAACAAGTAGCATCTCATTTTGTGTGTAATTTAAAACATTTGTTCTTCATAGAAGTAAGATGGAAAAGCTTGCGGCGAATCCATGTGTTCGTGCGAGGATAGCAGTTCGCCGCGTCCAGAGACACCCGGTAACTAAGCGAACCATGCGGTCCGGAATCTTGCTAAAAAAGCACGTGGTACGGGGAGCGACTCTGAGTCTCGTGCCAGATGCCTTGAATGATTTTGGGTTTCATCACGCTCAAGTGTCAATTGATGAAGCGATTCATATAGTTTTGGATCAGGCAAGTATAAGTGCCATCTCGGCAATGATTGCCGTTACTCTTGTGGTCCTGCGCGAGTCAGAGTAAACTTGGCCCTTGCCGGGGGATATATTACATTGAAAGATACCCTGAGACGTCCGACCTTGTCTCCGACCCTGAACCCCTTATTCGGAATTATGTAATCCTCTCGAGGATCCAAAACACCCCAGTCTGACGTGTCCACCTCTATCGACCCGTCAAAGTGTGGGACCTGGATTTTCTTTCCATTGACAGAATCCATAAAAGCAATTTTAGTCGAAAATACAAGGTCCAGTCCCTGGCGTATGAGTTCTGGGTGGTCTCCAACCTTGATATGAAATAAGAGATCTCCAGGTTCTTCATCTCTTTTCTGGGGTTGCTCACCGAGACCATGTGCCGTCAGAACGTTGCCGGACTCCACGCCCGGTGGAATCTTCAGTTCCAGATTGAGGGTCTCGACCTTTTTTGATATAAAATTACATGAAGCACACCCACCCGAGGTCCTGACCCCCTGCCCCTGGCACGGCGGACAAGGTTGCTGAATGGCCATAGGTCCCATTTGTATGTGTACGACTCCGCGTCCTTGACACTGGGGACACTTGACCTGGCACTCGAAGCAGGGCTTGGTCAGATTAATTCGGAGGTTCTTGACAATCCCACGGTACGAATCCTCAAATGAGATCTGGATCTCGTGATTGTGGTTTCCTCTACGGATAGGACCACGATGACCGTTGGCAAAGTCGAATGGATTTTGTCTCCCGCCGAACATCTGTCCAAAGATGTCGCTCATGTTGGGACCCTGGGGACCTGGCTCAGTCATCCCGAACTGGTCAAAGTTCTGGCGCCTCTGGGGATCCGACAGAATGTCATAGGCTCCCTGGATCTTTTTGAATTGCTCTGGATCACCGCCTTTGTCGGGATGATGCTTCATAGCAAGTTTTCGGTACGCCTTCTTGACCTCCTCATCTGTGGCGCCCCGCTGGATTCCCAGATCTCTGTATGGGTCCATCTATTCTTATAGCCCCGCTTCTTTTTAACTCAGATAAAAACTTGGGCGCCTTACTAGATATCAAATGTCGACCGTTTCCAAGTCTCTGATGAAGGCTATCGACCGCGTTGCCGAGCTCAAGGCTGATCTCAAGGAGGCGAATGCGGACCTCAAGGAGGCTGTGGAGGAGACGGTCATGTACAAGGCTTTCTTGACCGCCATCAAGGAGACCTCTGAGGACAAGCTTCCCGAGAAGGCGGCGGCCGCAAATGCGTTCAAGATTACGCTCGCAATGCTGACGAAGAAGGAGGCTGAGGCGGAGGAGTAGACAAAAAAATCGTGTCCTCCCGGTGCCAGGATCTAGAAGTGTAATGAAATACAAAAACAAAATGTCTCCCAACTCCTTTCTCATGTGGAACTCTGATTCTGGCCTCCTTGAGGGATTCGACGGAGAGAATGCCGAGGCTGTGATGACTCTATCGTACTCGAACTTTGAGGAGTACATGGACGAGTCTATTACCCCGTCGATGTATCACTGGATGACGACCTATATCATAACTCACCACACTAAGGATGACCTGTGGGATATTGCGCGGGGTGATGGCATCAGTGAAGATCTCATCTCTGATGCGGTCCACTCGTATTTTGAGGAGCCGATCAACGATCGCATCGAGCTTCACGAGCAGACCATCGGAAACCTCAAATCGGCCCTGGCCATCGCGAATGCTAAGGAGTCCGCCGCGATGAACTGGATTCTGACGGACGATGATCCGTTCGACAGGACGAGCCCCATCTACAAGGAGATGTGTGATTTCGTGCGCAGCCTTGTGGAGAAGTACCGCGTGAGAAGCGAGCGTCTGGCTGCCGAGCTCCACGAGGAGGAGCAATGGCGCGGAGGACACGAGGCTGGTGCTTCCGATATGGAGACGGACATAATCATGGAGGGCTTCGACCCGATGGAGGAGTAATTCGTGTCGTCCGCAAGACAGACTTAGAAAAAATAACTGTAATCTAAACAAGAATTATGGCAGCACCCGGAGCCCCGCATAAGCGATTCGCCGCAGTAGACGTCCAAATCGCAGACTTTGACGAGGAGCTCTGGAGGACCATAGAGTTCCAGTTGCTCGTGAATACGAACCGGACCCACTGGTACGAGACTGATGAGCTCGATGCGGAATCTCTCAACGGAATTGACTGGGCGATCGATCACGGCTGTCGCGAGATGTCCGCGCGCTACAAGGGAACAACGATCGGAGGTATTCTCGACGAGTTCAAGCAGGTCCTCAGTATGATGCTCCGTATCGCTATGAATGTTCCGTGGCCGACAAACCCGGATCTACACACCGAGCGAGTCATGGCCAACGTTCGCAACGAGGTGGACTACTATGGCATCTTTCGGACCGAGATGATTCGCTTGAACCACCACGCGCATTTGCTCCAGCGCAACTGGCGCAAGGCGATCAGTGACCCGAGCCACCTCGCGTGCCGCCGAAGACTCAACAGGGAGTTTGTAGAGGATATGGAGTCTCTGTACAAACACCTAGAAATATCTGTGTAATTTCACTTCGTTAAAGAAAACCCTCGTTGTTAGAATAATAATGCTTTGGCAGCTGTTTATCGCCATCTTTGTCCCTTTTATTCCGGTAGATCCTACGTTTACGCGCGTATATGCCACGCCCAAGTTTCGTATTGTATTCGAGTGTGATGGGTTCGAGACCCCGTTCGAGTTTACACGTGAGATAGTGAAGGAGAATCGCGATATCCTATCGGCAGTCTGGAGTTATATGCGCGTGTTTTACGCCAAGACTGTGGTGGACACCGAGAAGGAGATTTAAGGCTAATACTCAAAATGGCAACTGGATAATATGATAAACAAAATCTGTGAGCCATAAAATACTGATAGGATTTTTGGTCTTAAATGCAATCCATGACATTATACCCGATATGAAAAGTTGTGGAACATCTATCCACGGAATGTACAAATTGAATTTATGCCCAGACTCTTTGACAAATTTATTTGTCAGAAAAACGTAAAGTATTCCCATTCCAATAGCTATAAAAACAGGGATTGGCCATTTTCGAACACGCATTTGGTGTATAAGAATGATGAAAACTGCTAAAATTCCAAAAAGAAAAAATAGTGATTTCTTGGATGAAGTTTCTTTAATTATAGGCCATTCGCGTAACTGTCTGGGAATATGTACACACAGCGCGAGTATAAGAAACAAAATCTCCCACGGATTTTTAGAATTTTTTAGTATGTAAAAAATACTTACATCGAGTGCAAGCTCGGCCGGCCAGTATCCTGTAGCCTCCATTACTGTTGAACAACTATTAAAAGATGGCATTGTGTCATATGAAATGTATTTTCTCGTGTTTATCGTCTGGGTATGGAATCTGCTTCTTTTCCGAACCGCGTGGAAAACTTACTCAGTTCCGTGTGCTATCGAAGATCTAGACACTTAAAAGTCTACCGCTCATATTAAACAAGTCAAAATGATGTATGAGATTCAGTACATCGAGAAAGGAAAGGTCTCTACGATCCCAATTATGTATGTCGATTTGGACGAGGCCAAGAGGGATGCCAACACCTTCATGCCCGGTCTCGAGAAGAACATTGTCGAAACCAGGACCAAGAGTGTCATCTTGAACATTCCCTCGAAGGAATCTTATGCAAACTTTATAAACTTCTAAAATTCGTGTGCTGTCCCTGGCAGGTTCAGGACAAAGACTATAAACTAAAAAACAATGGGACGCCTTTTGCTCGGCGCTCTCCTCTATATCGTAAATGTCAACCATATGCCCGTTGCCACTTTCGATACATTTCGTGGTATGTCTCGATGGGTCCATGACTACCGAATCAATCACCCGTCTGATCCGAATCTTAGCGAGGCAAGGGTCGATATTTACAGGTGTGCCTCCAGGGATATAGTCGGCGAAAAGTGTAGTTCCTACAGAACTATTTCTCCGCCCTAAGTAAATGGCGACGATTATGTTAAAGTTTGGACCCTATATCGCAGGCCTTGTTGCCTGCGTCGCGTGTATGATTTGTACAGGCACCGGGTATGGATGGAGTCAGGATGTTATGAACAAATCTAAGGATACCACAAAAATTGCGAATGAAAAGAATAGCACTATCGCATTCTGTGTCATCATGGTGGTATTTTTAATGATAGCATGGGCTATGAAAAAGTTATTTTAGAGTTAAGGATATTATCTGTGTAATTACTAGCAAGATGTTGAATGCTCGTAACCTCGCTCAGCGCCGCTACATTGACCTCCTTTCGTCCCATGTCCCTATTGTTATTGGTTCCGGTCCGGCCGGAACTGGCAAGACCCTTTTGGCGTGTAATGTTGGTTCAAAGACTCTTCAGCGTGGAGGAGTTTCCAAGTTGGTCCTGACACGTCCGGCCGTAAGTGTTGATGAGCAGCACGGCTTTCTTCCAGGAAGTCTGGAGCAGAAGATGAGCCCGTGGACCCGACCTATGTTTGATGCGCTCTCGGTCTATTTCCGTCCCAAGGATATCAAGTCGATGATGGAGGATGGAAAGATTGAGGTGTGTCCCCTGGCATACATGAGAGGTCGCACGTTCGACAACGCTTGGATCATTGGCGATGAGATGCAAAACTCCACCCCGAGTCAGATGAAGATGCTTCTGACTCGGATCGGTTTTAATTCAAAGTTGGTCATTGCCGGAGATGTAAACCAGCACGATAGGGGTTTCGAGAATAATGGACTTTCCGATTTAATATCAAAATTGAATGACTCTGAGAATATCAGGCATATCCAGTTTACTGAGGATGACATCGAGAGACATGAGGTAATCAAGGAGGTCCTTCAAATGTATCAGTGAATACCGATTGCCAAGCCCCAGGTAAATAATTCGTGTCATACCCAAGCCATCTTAAGGTTTATATTTTCAAAGTAATGGCTTCCAATATTCTTTCCATCCTCAACCTTCTCGAGACTGCTTCCGGTCGTCTCGAGAAGGAGGCAATTTTGAAACAAAATTCAGGAAATAAACTCCTCCAAAATGTTTTCCGTCTGGCCCTTGACCCATCGATAAATTTTTATATCGAACATGTTCCGGAACCAATAATTTCATCCAACGTAAACAGTCTTTCGGATGCTCTCTCTATTCTTGAGACGCACTTTGCGTCCAGACGTTTTAGGGGACAGGAGGCGACTCGTCACCTGGCCTATACCCTCGGGGGTCTAGAGGCTGGGGATAGGGAGGTTGTTCGAAGGATTATTGGTCGAAGCCTGAAGTGTGACGTGAGCGAAGACATGGTCGTCAAGATATGGCCACACCTCTATTATAGAAAATAGACGTGTAAATAATAAAGATGGTTCCTAAATATTGGTATTACCGTGGGGAATTTCCTACACACTTGCTTAGTCGCCTTTTCCCACACATTCGCCTTTCGAAAAGTTGTCCCAATTTTCAAAATCTTGTGTAAATATATGGAGACTGCTCTTGTAGTTCTACTCTTACTGGTGGTCATAGCCATTCTCAGCTGGCCATATGGTCTTGATGTTCATCCGGCTCATTTATCAAAACCTTCATGGGATCCAAACTAGTTCTTACTTCGGTCAAAATTCAAAATATTGTGTAAATATAATGGCCCCTCGATGGGTTTTCATATTTTCATGGTGGGGGTTTGCCCTCTCGATCCTGCGACTGATGGGTCTTTCCCCCATCTCGCCCCTCCTAATTTTGATCCTAAATTGCTTGGGTACCATGGTATTTCTAATTTTAAAAGAAAATATAGGAGTCCCAGTGTCACTGTTTATACTACTGATCCACGTGGTACCTGTATATATATTCCGTAAAGATCGCATTGACATTCCAGGAAGCTTAGTGATGTTTGCCTTGTACATTTTATTCTTAAATTGTATGGGAACTTCCATACAGGATGTGTATGCCCGGGTACTAACAGAGCCTATGCCGACTATAGGTTCATATTTGTCCTCTCGTCTGTCGTTGTAAAAGAATACGAATTAAATTACAAGAAATCAAGAAATAAAAATAACTCTAATTACTTTTTGTGGTCAAAAGGGTCCCAAAAAGTGGTTTGTAACTCTGTCCGCGATTTGTGTGTGTCATCAATTTTATATGAG